ACGCTTCAGGGTTCCCTCTTTCATGCCGGGCAAACCCTTCAGTTGAGAGATAGTCTGAGACAAACCCTGCGCAGATTGCTCGGTGAATAGACCAGCAAAACCCTGGGCTTCCTGGTTGGTGAGCACCGGCAGATATGACAAGCCGTAATGCTTCTGGATTTCGGTCCCGACTTTGGAGCGTGCGGTAAACTGCTCGGCCCACGCTCCAGGGTTACGCGGGTCAAGCGGCGGGACGGCAAGGCCCATTTTTGCAGCACCGAATACCAGCGGATCTTCCTTTACCTTGCCGAGTTCGAAACCGATCGATGTGGTTATTTTCTGCACGGCCTTTGCCCGGTCAAAGTAAGAAGTTCCCTGCATCTGCCGGAGCAGACGCGCCTCTTCCTGGACACTGAGAGGATACAGGCCTTCCTTTGCCTCCTTGTAAATGTCGTACGCCTCGCTTGCAGCTTCCCGGTGCGCCCGGTTCGCCTCGTTTCTTCGCTGCTCTGCTTCGTTCTTCTCCTGCTCCCAGCGACTTTTTGCCGTGTGGTAGAGCGATTCCCGGTTTTTCGGATCCAGTTCAGGATAGTGCAGGAAAGCCCCGCTTTGATCCTGGGCGTGCAAAATCTCCATTACTTTTCTGGCGCTGCCGGTATTGAGGCGCAGCGCTATTTCATCCTCTGCGGTTTTTTCGGCAAAGGATTGACGGATCTTCGCTTTATCATCCAGGCCGAATCCTGCGGCCTTCCAGGTTGCGTCGTCGGTCAAGGCTTCGTCGAGGATCTGGAGCTTTTCCGCCCGGCTCTTCGGTGATCGTTCCAGCTGCTCTACAAAACTGCTGAGATTCGCTTTCGCGGTGTCCTGGGTTTCCTGGGCGATAACCTTGTTCAATTCGCCCCGAGCAGCAAAAATGTGGCTGTCAAAGGTGGGAGAGAACGCGTACTGGTATTCCTCCGGAATGCTTCCGAGGAAAGCGGTTTTCTCTTTCTCCGCCTGTTGGTCGAAAACTTCGTGGTACTTGTCCGTTGGTATCGACGGGTCACCCTTTATTTTGCTGACAAGTTCGCTCAGATTGTTTTCGTGAGCAACCAGGGCGGTCATTGCCGCCGACTTTTCCTTTTCACGGGCCAGCCGCTTCAATTCCGCTTCCTGCTCCTGGGCAATGCGGAGCTTTTCCGTGCTCTGCTCGTGGATCTGCTGCAGCGCGATATCCCCTACAGCATTGGCCAGCGACGTGGCACCCCGTGCGATAGTTTCCGCCGCCGTGGTGTCAGGAGCGGGACCGGCCTGCATACGCGGGATCTTCTGCCCGAAACCTCCGTCAAAGTAGGCGTCAGAAATCTTCATCGTTTGCACCCCCAGGAACACGGCGATGGTTTACCGCGTGGGACAGCTCTAGGGCACGAAGACGTTTAAACAGTTCGCGCTGGCTGCGGTCGGTCTTGTTCAGAATAAAAATCGCATAGGCTGCACCGAGTATTTTCATGATGTCCCAGATTGCAGGGTCTATTTGCACGGATCACCTCAAGGAATAGTTGCCGCCAAGGATTGAATACTTATTGCCGGAGCGGGAAACAAAGCCCCGGCCCTCGTCTGCCGCCAGATTGATATTGTTTGCCGCCCGTGCGTTTGCCGTGGCCTTCTGATAGCTGGCCACCCCATTCATGATCGTTCCAGCCGTACCAAGCGCCCCGCCGATCAGTGATGCCTGCGACTGTCCGCGTGATATGTTCGCACCTTGCCGGAGAAGATCCGCCCGGTTCTTCCCTTCTTTCAGCGCCGCCAGGGCGTCCTGTTCGGAAAGCCGGTCTGTTTCTTCCAGGAGCGCTCCGGATGTTCCTCCATCGACTTTGACCCCGGCCCCGGCCAGCTGGGCGGTCTGTGTGGCCTTCAATCTTCTGGCCTTTTCCTTGATCTGCTCCGCCTCTTTCTGTGCGGCTTCCATCTCCATGTTGGCCTGCTGCTCCTGGAGCTTTGCCTGTTCGTCCGCCGCCTCGCTCGCTGCATAGGCCGAGTACGCGGTTGAACCTGCGGCAATGACAGCTGATGCCACCAGTGCTATTGTGGTCGCGCTTGACATAGTTATTCCCCTGTAATGGTGATCAGGTTGGTCGATGTGTCTTTGTGAGAACTGAGAAGATCCACTTCGTCCGTCATTTCGGCTTCGATATCTTCGAGCGTATGCGCTTCTGTCGCACAGAACATGGTCAACCAGGTATCGGTATGGGCATAAAAGGCCTGTTTGCGCCCAGTGGACGCGGGAAGGACGTTGAAGCCGTCAAGATCGATGGTTTTGTCCCCGATAAATACGGTGACACGGCCAGAGACAACCAGCGTTGTCGGTATCTTCAGCAGCGCCCCGGTGAGTGCGGCCCCGGCAGGAATCATGATCGTTCGTGAATACGTCCCGCCGTGAATGATGTGCTGCGTCTCGAGATCCACCTGGGGGAATCCGGCCAGCAATGTTTCCAGTTTTCGCACCTTGACGATTTCTTCTTCATTCATGGTGGGAAGCCGCTTTCCTGCCGCCACTATTTCATTCATTGTCGAACCCCTTGAAAAACACATCATTGGTCTGGCGATAGCCAGCTTTCGGCAGCACCTGCGCCAGCTGCCCGCCATGCGGTGCGCTGATTAACAGCCCGGATGAACCACGGCTTTTCGCGTAGGACTCTGCCGCCATGCGCAACTTGGTTCCCGCTCCGCTCTTGCGGTAGGCCTTGGCAACGAAAAACGATTCGGTAGTGGAGGCGGTCGCCCCGTAGTGCGGCATGATGTAGGACAGCACCGCGACAAACCCGATCATCAGTGACCCCTGGAACGCGCCGAAGGAATACAGCGCCCCGGCATCCTCCAGGGCGTGGTACATCGGCAGTTGTGCGGACGGATGCGGCAGCCCGAGAATGGATGACTCGGCGGCGTACTCTTCGACCAGCTCCGCAAAATTCGGCTGCTGCTCAATATCCGCTATGGTACAGGGCCGGACCTCAACCATTGATTGAAACCTCCTTGACGATGGCCAGCACGGTGCACGGCAATGGCTGATCCTGGACAATCTCCACCTGTGCCGCTTTGCCGTCGTTGCCCCAGCCGAGATTCGGCACTTCTTTCATGCCGGTAAACGGCTGGATCGGTTGATCGAAAAGGGTATCGTCGTACGAACGGAACGAAACCTCTTCCCCGTTGATCGAACAGCCCAGCGTATCCTTGAGCCAGACCTGTATCTTGTGGACAGAAAGCTGTTCGCCGAGAATCGTCCCTGAAGCGCCGGAAAGGCCGGGCGGCAGATCCTTCAGGCGTGATTGATAGTGCAGGCCGATTTCCCAGTTTTTTACTGCCCATGGCATGGGGACCTTCCCGCCGGTGACTACCAGATCCTTCAAGGCGTATCCGTCCGCAACGGCGGCAACGGTCTTGCCCTCCAGGTGATCGTAGCCGTCAATCTCTTCCAGCCCGTTCTCATCGCTTCCGGTCACGGCGCAGTCGGTATTGAGCGCATCGTCCATGATCTCGATATATGTGACCTGCTGGCCGTTCACGGTGCGCTCAACGGCAAACCAGACCTGGGCGAAACCGTTGCCGTCAGGAATCACGCACACGTCCCGGAAAATACCGTCGTCGCTTGGGTGCATCGCCCAGGCCGCGACCTGCTGATCGGTGTCGTGCGTCAAGGTCAACAGCCTGCCGTCGTCGGTAATGAGGAAAAAGGCGCTCCACGGCTCCGCCGCAAAGGCCAGCGCGGCGATTCCTCCGGACGCAAGAAGATGATCGGCAAAGATCGCCAGGTCGCTGGCGACGTAGCTGTCGCGCTCCAGCCGGTAATCGAATCTCCGCAGCCTGCGCCCGGTCCTCGACACGAAAAGAAGATCGTCCCCTGCCTGTACCGGTCGCACGGTCCGGCGGCTGCCGTGGTTGGTGCGCACGTCGATCTTGAAGTTTGTCGGGGTAATCGGCTTATCGCCACCGGAAAGGGTCAATTCGCGGTTCGCGGAAAACATGATGATCTGGTCGGTTGTCGCCAGTTGCTGAATCAGGGTATTTGCCTGCGTCGGCGTAAAAGCACAGCCCTCGTCGTCCAGTGTGCCGATGGTAAAATCGTGGATATCGTTATCCTGCGACTTGATCTTTGATTTCCACACGGTCGTCGGGTACGTGGCGCTGCCTGCCATAACCATGGATTGTCCGTGGAACGCTACCGAAACAGGCCAGCCGCGCAGATCGGACCACGCTTGCTCCAGCCATTTCTCGTCTGCTTCCGTGCCGGTCAGCTGGTTGGTCGCGGCGATGGTGGCGGCGTCAAAACCGTAACTCTCGCCCACTTCGAGCGTTGCCGGTATGTGCTGGGGCGTTACGGTGGTGTTCATCGTTGACGCCGTGAAATCCGCGACTGTCTCAACAACTACGGTGTACTCGTTATCAGGCGGATTATCCGGAAGATGATCCCGCGAAATGGTAATGGTCGTCGTGTTGGTTTTATCGGAGACGCCTTCTGCCGGTTCGATGGCTTTTTCCACGGTTGCATTCACGTGGGTGGCGTCAACGTACTCGGTCACCAGAATGATTCCGCCATTGACGACAAAGCGGATGCCTTCGTGCCCTTCGACAAAGAAATCCTCGCTGGCGGTCAAGGTGATGTCCCCGCTTGTGGCCGAGGGGGTAATGGTTATCCCCTCCGTTTGCGGCGGTCGCATGTACGGCCAGGCGCTGATTGGGATATCTTCCAGCGTCCAGTCGGTATCGTCGGCCCGGATCAGGCGCTGCGGCCAGTGCACACCGTGCACCAGATACATGACGTTATCGAGGGAATCGTAATTTACCGCCGGAATCTCTGCTGCGGTGAATGGCGTGACAACTTCATACGGCGCTTCACCGTCCAGGATCTGGTTCCCGCCCGTATAGAAGCGCATTTTCAGATTGGTAAATTCCAGCACGTATCCGACCAGATCCGTACCCTGAACAATGCTGTGCGGCTCCAGCCGGACGACGGCAGCGGCAGCCGGTGCGCAATAGCGCGTGCCCGGCATTCTGGTCGCCCCGCCGGTCACCAGGGGCAGGAAGCGGCGGCAAAACTCCAGGCCGTTCTGGTAGCGCGGGATCTCCGGGCGGCCGTGCAGCGCCGGTGCCAGTTCACCGGCGTTCAATGTGCTTTGCAGTAGGCGGACTTTCCCCATATCAACCCCTCACCGTAAGCAGAGAGGATTCTTCCATTTCCTCTGCCGGGTCTTCCTGTGCGTCAACGATCCTCGCCTGTGCCAGTTCCTGGGTATAGGCTGTCCATTGCGCATCCTGTTGGGTGGTGCTCTTGGTTACCGGGTAGGCAAGCTTGTGCGCCAGCAGCCGGATCAGCGCGCCTTCGGCCAGAGAATCGAACAGGGTAATATCGGTTACCAGGGCAACGTATTTCACGGCAATGGAAACCGAACTGCAGAGAATGCGCTTCCCTTCCAGGCGATAGTCGCGTTCCGACACCTCCATGACGCGCAGGCAATCGGCAGGTAGGGCAAACTGCGCGGAAAAACCGGAAACCGGGACGTCTGCCATGGGAGCCAGCATTACCCGGGTAACGGCGAAATTCCAAGGATGCGCCCGCAAAACCTGCTTGACTGAAGCGAGCCAGAACGTACCGGCAAGCCGGGAGAACTTATTCTCGTTGATATCGCTGACAGGTTCCTGCCCAACGTATCCGAGCGCCTGATTGATTATTTCAAGGGATGGTTCCACGCCCTGCCTCCACAAAAAGAAAGGGGAGGGTTTCCCCTCCCCCGTCTGTTACTCAACAACGTAGGTGAAATAGCCCTTCAGGGTCGCCCCGGCGGGAATGGTGCCGCCCAGGCAAATCGCCTGGATAACGACGCCGCTCTTTGATTCGAAAAGGATGGAAGGATCGGTCCCGAGTCCATTCGTTCCGGCTCCGCATTCAACCTTTGCCGCTGCCGACACGTCGGCACCGTCGAGAATCGTATCCTGCGACGCGGCAACGGCGGTTCCGTCCGGCTTGGTATGGGCAAGAAAGCCGATATCGAGCGTCCGTGCCGCGCCGAATGCCGAGCAAACGAACTTACTTTCCGGCTTCAAAAGACGGACTTTACCGGGCGGCAAGATCGCAAGCGTTGCGGTGCTGTTCGCATCGCCTGCAGCCACGCCCTGGGTGAAGGTGAAATTTGCAATACGCTGTTTTCCGCCCTTGGTGCTCGATGGGGCTTTGACCGGCGGCGACGCTACTTCATTGGCGTATTCGGTAGAGGTTTCAGTGGTGACTGCACCGGCCTTCGGGTCCTGATATCGCAACAACCGCGAAGTGGCGCACGAAAAGATAGAGATTTTCATAAATTACTCCTTGAAAGGTTCGGTGATCGAGGATCAAGGCCCAAGGTTTCCCCCGTTCCTCGATCCTCGTTCCTGCCGTTACACTATTATTCCTGGCCCTGGATCTCCACGACGCCCGCATCGATGCCGCGCACCGCGCCGATCGACATCATCAGATATACCTGCCAGGGGTGGCCGCGCTTGTCCTTGCGCTGGGAAACGTCCGTCTTCACCGTCTCACCAACGCCCATGCCCATTGCTTCCTTGGCATAGGCAACACAGGACCGGACTCCGCCGGCAGTTTTCGGCAGGGACTGGACCCGCTTCCAGTTGAAGCCGAGGAAGTGGTTGACGTTGCCGTCCACCAGTGCCTTGATGCTGTTGTAATCGGAACTGGTGAGCTGGGAATCCCCCAGGAGCACGTTCAGCTGGTTGGCGGTGATAACCAGGGTGCGCTCGCCGCCTTCTTCGGTGCTGCCCGCCTCGCTGGTATCGAGGATTTCCTTTGCCGTGCGGATCTTGGCCAGGGTGATGTTGGTACCACCATGCAGGACTTTCTGCGCTGCAGGAAGGGCCACCATGGAGGTCACGATGCTGGAGCCATAGCCGGTAGTTTCGCGGGCGCTGCCCAGGGCGGCATCGATGATCGTCTTGTCCTTGCGGCGGTTGGCGGCGGCGTTACCGGCCATGACGTACTTGTTCGTCGGATCTTCCAGCACTTTCAGCTTGTCGAAGCTGTCCACGTAGTCGGCCCAGTCGAAGTCAGTCAGATCGATCCAGCGGCGTCCGGCGGGAAGATTCTGGTGATGAATATCCTCGTTGCGCGTCTGGACGGCTTCCATGTCGGCCTGTCCGATGGTGTCGAATGATTTTGCATGACCAACGACGCCGTAATCTGCCATGACCGTAGCTTCCAGGCGGGACTGCTTCTGCTGGAAGGTCAGCTTCAGATCGTCGTCATACTTATTAACGTAATGGTTCAGGGTGTTGTCGTCGCCGGGGCGTGGGTCCTGGTAGAGACGGAAGCCTCCGGAAAAGAGGAAGAGAAAACAGAAATGAATAAAATGCCTGATCTTTGAAAACATGGCGGACTCCTTACAATGGTTTGGTTGACTCGGTTTCTGTCCCATCAGGTTGTCCGCCGCGTGACGGGCCTGTGTTGCTTTTTCGTATGCGGGGTGCCGTGCATTGTCCCGCTATGTGATGTTACTTGCTGCGTTTTGCTCCCTTGGCGTACAGTGCATTGACTTTCGCCTTGATGGTCCGGTGTTCCGGGTGCTTGCTGTCCAGATACGCCGGGTGACTGGTGAGCGTGTCGAGCGTTTCGCCATCAACAGCGCCGCCATCGTTAGGCGGGTTATCCTCGCGGTGCAGTTCCATTCCTGCCTTGGCAAAGATGTTGAGCAGGACCGGATCGTTCGCGTACTTCGGATTGTCGGTCAGGATCTTGCGCTCTTCATCGTCTCCATAGGCGGAAACGAAAGCATTCGCCGCGTGGACATGCTCGTCGAACTTCTCGCCCCACTTCTCGGACAGCACCTTCATACCTGCTTCGTGTCCGGCCTTTTCGGCAGCAAGTCCCTCTGTCAGACGCTCACCGAAAACATTCATGACCGTCTGCACCTGCTTGTTGTTCAGCCCTGCTTCGTGGAACTTGGCAAGAATCGGTTGAATCGCCTCCGGTTTGGCTTCGTATCCTTCCGGAAGAAATGTCTCCAGCTTGTACTTGTCAGGTGTTTCCGGCGGGGCCTCTCCGGCTCCCATCCGCTTTTCCAGGGAAAGATAGGAAACTCCCATCTTCTCCAGGGTGCCCTTGTAGTCCGGCTGGCCGTCTTCCATCTTGACCAGGAACTTTTCCGGGATCTCGAACGCTTCCTGCCCGCCGGTTGCACCGCCGTTCAGAATCGTTCCATCAGCACCGCCGCCGGTTCCGGCATCGCCGCCGCCTGCGGTTCCGTCTGCCGCCCCGCCATCATCACCGGCCAGGGCGGCCACATACAGTAAAAAACGGGCGCTTGCGCGTTGTCCGAATATCTGCATCATTGCTGTTCAGCTCCTTTTTTCAGTTCTTCGGCCCTGGCCTCGGCGGCACCAACCACGGACTTTCTCGTCTCGTTGACCGTCAGAGTGTTCAGTTCCTCGAAACTGGCAGCCAGCTGTATCCTGGCGATTGCCTGATCCGCTTTCATGGTGGCGGTATCGCCATAATCCGGCGCTGTCTTGGTTCCGGTTTCCGGCTTCGCTTTTTCCTTTTCCTTGCCCAGCTCTTCCAGCTGCTCCGCACTGAGGAATGAATGCGGCACGGCAACCATGCCATGCTCGGCGATAACTTCCTGCGCCACGGCCAGAGACACCTGGCTGGCGACAACCACAACCGGTGCCGGTGGCTGTTCCGGGCTGCTGACAACAGCCTGCCCCGGTTCCGCTGGCGTCCCGAGAGGAACATCCTCGACAACCCAGCCTTCACCCTCGATAAAACGCCTTCTCGTCTCGGTTTTTCCTTGCATGTCACACTCCCTTTAATGGTAGTCCCATGCGCTGCATGAGGTAAAAAATTACGCTTCTCTGCCCTTCTTTAAACTCGGCGGTTCCCGGCGGATCGCCTGGAGTGTAGGAAGGCCGGTCGTAAAACAGGGTTGCCAATTCATCGAAGATCCCGCTGCCGTCGCCGTCTTCCTGGAACACTCGCTGATAACATTCGTCCGGTATATGAAGCGGGCTGTGTGCCGTCAGCGCCGCATTGCTTTTCTGGTCTTCTCCCTTTGCCACGATTCCCCCTTTATGCCGCCTGCTGCTGGCGTGTCATGCGTTCCCGCACGCTGTTTTGTTGTGCTGCCGCTTCTGCCTGGCGTTGCTCTGCCTCTTTCTTTTCTCGCCTGTCGCGGATTTCCTTCACCTTGTCATTAGTCCGGATCAGCCGCGCCGGCACTCCCAGGAGATGCGCCTTTTCACGCCGCGCTTCGTCCAGGTCGTAAATATCGAGGGCTTCCCGATCAACAGCAGCTTGGCCATACAGATCCTGTTCGAAGCGGTCCATGGCCGCCACGTCTTCCAGTTTCTGTGCTCTTGCCAGCGGGCTGATGTACTTCAACCGGATATTTTTACCGCGCAGCGCCTCGGGTACACTGCCAGGCTCGCCCAGCCAACCGGCCCGTAAGGCAATCCCGAAACATCGAGCCACAAGCGGCTGCAGATATTCTGACTGCATCCGGCCATACATCGGGCCGAGCAGTTGGCGAATCAGGTTTACCCGGTAATGCCATTCGGTGGCTGTCTTTGCCGCTCCCTCGGTGTTTGTTTCCAGCATGTCGGCGTTCATGATCCGGCGTATGCTCTTCTGCAGATCCTGGGTAATGACCGCGCCCAGGTCGAAACTTCCGCCCGGTGTGAGCGGAAAGAAGCTGTCTTTCTTCGCCATAAAGACGATGCGCCGCGCGCCGATCCGGACTGTCTTCGCATTCAGCACGCCATCGTCAACCGCTCCCCACATCCCAGCGATGGCCATATCGGCGTTGGCAAGGGAAAGCCGCTTTGCTTCGTTCAGCGTCTTGGTATCCGGCAGGGCGTCGGCAAACGGCCCGACAGCGTAGGGAGAGTTGGGCACTTTCAGCCAGCGAGGCACGGCACAAGGGAACTCGTGATACCCTCTCTCGCGCACAACTTTCTTGCTGACAACTTCCACGTGACAGGAGGCAAAGGGAAGGATCTCGTCTTTCTTACGACGTCTGCCCTTTTCCTTCGGCTTTGGGTAGATCGCCTGGACGAACTCGAACCTGGTCAACGGTTTGTTGTTTGCCAGTGCCTTCTGGATCCGTTCCGGAAGCTGGTCTTCGCCATACTCGGTGACTGCCTGCTCTGCCGTGAGGGAAAAGTGGTAATAAATCGTATCAATGGAGCCGCCACGGCGGCTGGAAGAAATATAGCAGCGGGCCACGTCCCACAATTCGAAGTTGTACGGCGTATCCTCTCCCTGCTCGGTGTACATCACAAACCAACCGGCATTGATCGCATCGAGTTTTGCCTCGAATGCCGGTGCATCGAAGTTCGAGGCGTGAATCATGCCGTGTATCTTGGTGGTTTTGGTATCGAGCCAGCGGTTGACTTCCGAGTCGTCGGACTCGTCGCCGTCCACCTGGTAGCCGAACCACTTCGAATTAGGCGGGGTAAGTCCAGAAACCAGGGCGCTTGCCAGTGTCTTGCAGGCGTCGGCTGCCGTCGAGTCGAAGATTTCAGCCTGTTCGGCTTTGGCCGTGGTGGCTGGTGATGTAATAGCTTGGGTGAATTGTGTACCGCGTGAGGGGAAGGTATATTTGAAACAGTCGCGCCAGGTAGGTTCGAGCGGTGCCCGTGTGGTCTTTGCATCGTTAAACAGCTTGATGATCTTTGCACCGTCCATGTTTCCTCCGCGAAAAGCGTCCCAGGCACCGGCCAGGAGGAGTGACCGGATACCTGGGACAATGGCCCCGTTTCTGAGGGACAGTTCTACGCCGGAGGATATGGAATAGCAAACCGGGTTCCGTACTCAATGCGACACCATGCAACAAAAAATCAATCACGACCTTTGAAGGCTTTTGCAGGAATTTCGCCGGTTTGCAGGTATTTTTCCACGGACGATGCGAGTATTTTTGTACGGTTTCTTGTCGGTTTCCCGTCGGGTGCGTGTGCAATCAGCATTTTCTGTCGTAATAATCGATAGATAGTATCTCTTGAGCAGTTCAAAATAATCATGGCCTCGTCGATTCTCAGTAGCATCTTTTTGACTGTCACACGCACCCCCCTGTCAGATCGAGATTGTCCAGCTTCGTCTTTATCCTGTCCATTGTCCACCGGTCTTTCACCAGCAGCAGTTCGACCGCGCAAGCGCAGATTCCGGGTATTCTGCGCTTACCTGTTTCCCAGTCCTGATAGGTCCGGTATGGAGTTTTCAGAACCATGGCCATTTCCGCCATGTTCAAGCCAAGTTTTGCACGCGCTGCCGTCAATTCTTCCTTTTCCATCGTTTTTATCCCCTGTTTTACACGCCATGCGTATATTAGAAGATTGCCCGGTTCATTCTCTCCACCAGTGCGCCGGTGTGTGAGTCGGTCAGGTGCGTGTACTTCTGCGTCGTGATAATGGTGCGGTGTCCGAGTATTTCCTTGATGTCGGTGAGCGTTGCGCCCTGCATGGCCAGGTACGACGCCGCCGAGTGCCGCAGATCATGAAAGCAGAAGTTCTCGATCCCGGCACGTTCGAGAACTATTTCCCAGCTGTAGCGGATATCAGCCGGAATGCTTGCGTCTCGTGGCGAAGGGAAAACATACCGCGATTCAGGCCGCCGCTGCCGGTACAGGTCGGCCATCATCTCCCGCGCCAACCCGAACAGCCGCACCTTGCGCCGGTCACCGTTTTTCGTTTCCTCCAGGTAGATTTCCCCGCGCTGGTTGTTGTAGTACTTCCACTGCAGCGTCCGGATCTCTTCCTTCCTCGGGCCGGTTGACAGCGTGACGATCACAATCGGGTAGAGAGCAGCGCACGGTGCACGCTTGGCATAAAACAAAAGAGCGGCCCGTTCCTCGCTGGAAAGAAAACGGACGCGCTCTTTCGGTTCAGGCAAGCGCCACACATCGCGGACAGGATTGGTCGGACACCATTTCCATTCCTTGACCGCCATGGTGAACAGGTGCGACAGCACGGCAAGGTAACTGTTGATCGTGGAATTTCCTCTAGGTGCAAGGGTCGTCTTCACTTCGGCGATCAGCGACGTATCCAGATCAGCGAGCACCCTCTCGGCAAATATCAGCTTCCAGAACGCCAGCTGCTGGCGCTGTTGGCGCTCGGTGTTCCGCGCCTTGTGCCGGAGAACTTCCCGCTCGTACTTGTCAACAGCTTCGGAAAAGGTCCGCACCTGCGCCTGCTCGACCGGTGACAGCCGCGCAGAATACGCCCGTTCCTCCTGGCGTGACGCCCAACTGTCGGCATGTGACTTGCGCCGGAATGTCGCCGACGACGAACAGCCATTGACCCGCACCCGCACCCGATACCGCCGCCGCCCGTCCTTGAGCCTCACCGCCGTGATTGTCGCCATCCTTCACCCCCTTCATCGACTAGAAAAGGTTAAGTTGTCGCCTTCTGCCTTCTGCCTTCTGCCTTCTGCCTTCTGCCTTCTGCCTTCTGCCTTTGAACCTGTTCGTCGCTCAACCACTTGTCAACGAATTTCACGCCCTTGCTATGGCGTAGCTTTCCGAACTTCTTTTCGATATCCTTGACCGGGTGTGTTCCCATGTCATGGCCATCGACTACCACCTGGACGTAATGCTGCATGCCTTCCTCCTATTCGACCCGTACCAGCGGCCACCATTCAACGATTCGATAATCGCGCAAACGCTTTCCTTCGCTCCCCGGTGCCGGGTCCAGGATCTCCTTGCCGGTCCAGAGCACGGCATGAACACTGACGGAAC